GGTGGTATATCCGCTGGTGTTGGGTCAATTTGTGCTGCTGCCGCTAATGGTGCAGTTGCCAAGAATAATGGTGCTAATTCTTCCATACCCTCAAAGGTAAGTGTAAATCCACTTAAATCACCCGCTGCTGCTCCAGTTACTACTGTACCACCAGTACACTCCATACCATTTTCATAACCACATAGGAAGTTATTTCCGTAGTAATCTTGTACTACAATATATGGTCTTGAAGTTGCCAATGTTTGTAACTCTGCTTGAGTTTTAGCATCTAAAAATGTTAGTGTAAGATTTAATGTTTGAGTATAAAATGTCGTACCATTCTCTCTAGATGACGTCACTGATGTTTCTAAACTAGAATTACCTTTTACGTCATACTCATAAAATGTTGGCGAACCAGTAAAGGTTGCTTCTTTTGTTGTAGCATCTATTGATACAGCTGTAATGCCACCAAAGTCTGCAAATAAAACTTTTTTAATGCCACCAAAGGCACTTTTACAAGGCAGTTTTCTACCCGTTGTTAATGTACAAGCCATTGTTTTTTATGTTTTAAAAAAAAAGGGTAAGCAGATATATTCCACCTACCCTAATTTGTTGATTAATTAATTAATTATGCGTACTCTACTAAATCAGATGCAATTCCAAATTGTACTGCACTTGTAAAACGCATTATCATCCTTACATTGTTTGATCCATCTAAATCAGCCATATCAAGTACTTTCACTTCTTGAGTTGAGTTTAGTAACCCAGTTCCAAAGTAAAGGTTAGAACGTTGTGCTGCATACATTTTGTTGTCAGACATTCCTGGACATACAAAGATTTTAACCCCAGAAATTGAAAGACTGCCGTTATTCCACCACTGTGTTCCCATATTAGCTACACCATTCGCTCCTAAACCATTTGCTCCAAAACCACCTAGTGCTTGTACATATAGTTTAGCTGCTTTACTTCCGATGTATAAGAATAAATCTTCTTTTCCGTATAGTGCTGCTGGTATTGCATCAACTACTTTAGAAAGTTCATCAATAATGTTTGTAGATAACAATCCACCAACTACTGCAGTTACTTGTTGTGCTGCTGGAATATCTCCTGCTGCTGCTGATGCTGCAATTAGTTTCTCAAACCCATCAAAAGAGTTGTTAGATGCTGCTGCTGTATCACCTTGCCAGATACAAAATTCTGTATTCTGTGCTACTTCTGATGCTACGTGAGCAATCATAAAGTCAGAAAACTTTGGAGGTAGTGTTTGACCAAGACCATAACCCATAGACTGGCTTTCCCAATCGTCAACAAAGGAATATTTGCAAAGACTGAGGTTTACCATTAACTCACGAGGCTCAATTATTCTTTCAGTAAGTGTAATTGTAGATGTAGGTGAAAAATCACAAGATGCTGTTGTTACTAAAGCATTTGTAGCTAGTTTCTTGATTACCTCTTTAAATGCGATGTTCGCCTTTACAGTTAAACCACCATCATCAATAGTTGATGCAGATAATAAAGCTGCTGCTATATACTCACCAGCAAACTCACCAGCATATGTAGTGGTGATGTTAGTGGTTGTTGCTAAATTTACGTTTCTTTTTTTCATTTTATTTATTTAATTTGCTTAATACTCTATCTAGTGTTGTTGTGAATTGTCCTTTGGCAAATTGCACTTGTTTCTTTTGTGGTGCTTTTGCTTCTGGATTGTGTTTAATTGGTTTTATTGCTGAAAGTTCTTCTTTTACTTCTTCCATTTTTTCTTCTTCTTTTTCAGCTTCTACTTTATCAGCTTTTAAATCAGCAATAGCATCTTCTAGGTTTTGGATTTTATCTTCCATTTCTCTAAAAGTATCTTTAGTTACATAGTTTTCTTCATCCATCATTTTTTCTTCTTCTTTTAAATCTTCTGTAATTTCTTCGCCATCTTCTTCTTCTTTAGCTGGTACTTCATCAGATACTTCACGAACATCTGCAATGATACCCTCTTCTTCTACAACTACCAATCTTCCATCTTCCAAGATGTACTCACCAACTGGCATTGCAATTTTTTCATCATCTGTTACAATGAATACTTCTTTACCTTTTTCAAATGCTTCTGCACTTACTACAGTACCATTTTCTAACTTCATTTCTTCAAGTTTTACCTCGATGTTTAGAAGTGTTTTTATTTCGTTTAACATTTCATTTGCTTTCATACTATTTATATAACGGTTATTAAATTAAAATTTGCATTTTCAGTCTGTTCGTGTTATTACTCCAATACCTTGTGCTTGCATAGAACCATCACAACATTCTATTGAATACTTGTTAGTGTCCCAACATAGACAAGCACGTCCACCGCCCTTAGGTGATGTTTTACTAGGTATAAATGTTTTATTGTTTTTAGTTCTCTGCATTAAGTATATCTTTTATCTTATTAAGCAAAATATCATCTTCACTCATTAAGTCACCTAGTGTTTTGTCTTTAGGTGTTTCCATTTTATCTGCAAAATATCCCTCAATAGAAAAACCCTTAACTTTATTTGATTTAACATATTCATTCCATACATCTTCATTGTTTACCTTTACACTACCCATCCAAGTTCCTACTGGTACATCTAAACCGTATTTTCTTGACTTGTCCATAACCTCATCTTCTACTAACCAACTTTCAACCAATGTTAAACCACTTAATGGTTCTGCGTGTTCTAGTGTTGAGTTGCTTTGGTTTCCTTTCTGAAAGAACAATTGAGATGCTTT